TGTAAGTAAATTTGAGGAAAATATTGTTAAACAAGAAATGAAACAAATTGGCCGAAGAGCAAACGCTATAGGTCAAGCACAAGCTCGCGCATTAGATAAGACTAATCAAGACAGAGTTAATAGGGTCAATGCGGCTAGAAATAAGTATAATCAAAATTTAGTAAAACAGCATCAACAAACTTTAGATAGGACTAAGCGTCAGCAAAAAGCTTTTGATGACAATGCTAAGAGGGCAGCAAGAAAAACTTTTGCTGATGAGGATAGAAGGCAGAGGCGTAGAAGAAAAAATCAAATTGATGTTCTTAAACAGAGAGCAGATTTTAACAAAAAACTGGGAATTCTTGAATCAAGGGGTGTCACTGGTACATCTACTATAAAGAAGCAAGTTGGAACCGGAACAAGAAGCCTTGAGAAAGCTTTCCAGTTTAGAGGTCGTGATATCACAGAGGCTCAGGCCGACAGAATAGGCAGGGGTGGCATTCGTGGTGCTGCAACTAGAGCAAGACTGACTGCTGGTGCTGGCCTACGTCGAGCAGGAACCGCTGTCACTGATGTGGGTAAAGCCGTTGGTGGTAAGGCTCTGGGGCCGGTCAAGGGCTTTAAGAAGGCTATGGATGCGGCGGGTCAGTCTATTAAGAACGCGAATGCTCAGGCGGCACTGTTCGGCGGCAGAAGTCCTGGTATTTTTAAGAAAGCTGCTCTTGCTGTTAAGGGCTTTACTGGGTCTCTTATGGGGTCGCTCAGAGTTACTAAACTTTTGAAAATTGCTTTAATGAGCACAGGCATTGCTCTTGTATTTATCGCTATTGCCGGTGCGGTAGCGTTTGTTAAAAAGAACTTTGATGCTTTAAGGCAAAAAGCGGAACCTTTGATGAGATATCTTGAACTCGCTTGGACTGTGTTGAAGAATACAATCAAGGCCATTATTTCACCCATCTTGGATCTTATGGGAACCCTTCTTGGTCTCGGCAGTGGTGGTCCTGCTGGACAGGCTGTTGATGGCTTTGGGAAGACGTTTAATGCGATTGGTCGCTTTGTCCTTAGTGCCTCTGTTAAGATTCAAGAGTTTGTAAACAAGTATGTCGTGCCTATGGTGAAGATTGCCGCCGAGTACCTGTTTATTGTGGTCAGGTTTATTGGAAAGATTATTAAAGCAATACTTCATATGAAGGACAACTGGAGGGAAGGGTTGTCTATGATTTGGGATGCTATCAAGCAATTTGGTAGTTCAATGTTGGGGCTGTTTGGTCCTCTTCTTGCGGCTGTAACTGACATATTCTTTGAAGTTGTCAAGTTTATTGTTGGGGCATTTGAGTGGGGAATCAAGATGATTATTGAACTAATCTATCTAATTCTTAGACCCGTCTTCTATGTCGGTGACAAACTTGTAACCATTATGTCTTTTGCATTAGAGAAGGTTGGCGATGGATGGAACTGGTTGCTTGGGCTTATTGGTGATGTTCTTGGAAAGATTGTTGATGGTATTGCTTGGGCGGCTCAAAAGATGGCTGGCGCTATTAACTTCTTGACTTTTGGTAAGTTGGATTGGAAACCAATGGAGGGTGCTGGTGATACAGTAAGAGGCTTCTTTGATGGTCTTGGAGATAAAGTTGAGTCATTCTACAACAAGATGGCTGGCGGAATCAGATCAGTGTTTGACACTATTGAGTCGGGCGTGATGGGTTCTAAAGACACAGTGCTCGGCGCTGTAGATAAGATGACCGATGGTGTTGATTGGTTGAAAGAAAAAGTTGGTGACTTCTTCAGAGGTTTCGCTAGTGAGCGTAATGTTGTTGAAGGTGCCGGTTCTGCGTTTACTGATTTGTTTGCTAGCAAGGCAGAGGACGAGATGGAGGAAGTCGTTGATGATATTCTTGACCCACTTGTCGATGGTGCCTCTAATGCGGGTGAAGAGGCTGGCGAAGACTTTGCTGAGAGATTTGCTAAAGCACTTCAAGATCTTAGACAAAGATTTGTTGATCTTGTTGGTGGATACTTGACGGATGAAATTGGTGATTTGACTAGCGATTTAATCTCTGCATTAGAAGATCAAAGGGATGCTGCTCTAAAGATTTATGATGATCAATTAGAAACTCTCGATAAACTAGGCGAGGCAGAAGAGTCCTTGATGCGTCAAAGAGAATACATTGCTGATCGCAAGAAGCTTCTTGATGAGCGCGAACTTAATCGACAGAATTATGTAAGAAATAGGGCACTTGCTATTTATGAGGGCCGTATTGATGATGCAAGACTTCTTGATCTTGATGAGCGTAAAGATCGTATGGACTCCGCCAGCAGTATTCAGGATCTTGAAAAGTCAAGGAATGATGAGCTTCGTAAAGAAAATCTTGAGTTCTTAAAGAATCAGATTAAAGAGACTCGGAAGGCATCGGAAGATTTCTTTAAGGCTCAGGTCGATGCTTTTAAAGAGTCTGCTAAAGAGATAACTAAGTTTGCCCCTCAAACAATTGAGGATTATGAAAGACAACTTAATCAGTTAAAGGATAAGGCTATTGAATTTGTTGGCGAGAATGCATCTGCTTTTGCTACCACGTTTAATCAGATGCGAAACAAGATTGAAACAAATATGCCCAACAAAGTTGTTGGTGTATTTAACGATCAACTTAGCGATCTTGTTGATGTAGCAAGAAGAAAGTACGGTCTAAACGAAGAAAGCGATAGCGTTGTCGGTTCCACGATATCAATGCTTGCTGCTGTTGGCGACACTATAGGTTCTGATATCGGTATATCTACCAATTGGACTTCGGTCCTTATGCGTATGACGGGAGAATTGCTCAGAACAGGCTCCGGTAGCATTCTTGATGCAATAGTCAATAGAGGACCACAGGCCGTTCTTGCCGCCGCCATAGAGTTTGCTGAAGAGACAATCCTGAATGCTTGGAAGGGAACGATTGATCATATCATCTCGGAGGTTGATGCTCTTGCTGGGTTTATGGACCCAGTAATTGCAGACATTCTTAAAGCCCAAATGGCTTTTGAGGATCTTAAGAAAGCAGCAAGCGATGCCGCTAGTGCCGCCGCTAATGCCGGTGGAACTTCCGCTAGACCAACACCAGCACCTGCTCCAGCACCTGCTCCAGCACCTGCTCCAGCGCCTGCTCCATCATCTTCCTCATCATCTTCATCAGCCGGGTATCTGCTTAGGGCACAAATTGAAGCGGCTGAGAGGGCTGCTGCTGCTGAGGCTGCAAGGAAGGCTGCTGCTGAAGAAGCCGCAAGGAGAGCCGCCGCAGCCGCAGCCGCTGACGCAGAAAGAAGGGAGAGAGACGCTGCTCAAAGAGCAGCAATTGAGGCTGCTAATAGGGCTAGAGCAGCAGCTGCTGCCGCAGCCACCGCAGCGGCTGATGCTGAGAGAAGGCTTAGGCAACAGACAACTGTAAGCCGTCCGGCACCAGCCTCTGCTGGTATGCGTAGATTTATGGCTAACGGTGGATACGTTCCGGGTAGGGGTGGAATGGTGCCTGGATTTAAGAGTCAAGGAATCCCAGCAGTTCTGCATGGCGGAGAGTATGTGCTAAACTCTAAGGCTGTTCAAAATCTTGGCGTTGCCGCTCTTCAGGCTATGAATAACATGAGGTTTGCCACACCACAACAGTATCGTGGTGGAAATGGTGGCACAACCACTGTGAACAGCACAGAAAATGTAAACATTTATGTTGAAAACTTTATCGGTGAAGAAAAGTGGTTTGAAAGCATGATGAATGAATACAACATGAAAGTCAAGCCGAATATGAATAAGAGAAGAGGTCGTGAGGGCAGAACTGTTAGTGCTTACTTCTAATGAGGATATTTTATAATGGTAGCGATACAAAATCAGCAAACAGCTTTAGCCGTATTTTTATCAATCAATGGCACTGAGATAACAAACCATAATAGAAATGTATCTATTATGGAAGAAATAAATTCCTCTGATGTAGAGACTTCATCTGGTCGGCTTAAAAGGTTCTACCAGCCGAATAAAAAGTCTTTATCTTTAAATTTTCGGTACCTGCCCAACACTTCTGAAAAAACAGTCGATGGAAGAGTGGGGAGAAACTTTATTGAGAATCTTGCTCGTACTGCACCAAAAGTTCTTGTAAATTATAAAGATGTTTCTACTGGTCCCAATAAAGAATTTTATGGCTTCATAACCTCTTACTCAGAATCAATTGTGCGTAGAGATTTGCTTACACAATGTACTTATTATGACGTACAATTTATTATAGAGGAAGTTTAATGAGTAGATGGACTAATCCTACATATTCTTTAACTCTAGATGTTACCGGTGTTAAGTTTTATGGTGGCGATGTAAATGTCGTTACAGCGGAAGCATCGCTTTCTGCTGAGTGCAATGTCACTGTTAGTGCTGATGAAAGACTGCTGGGTCGCATTGATATTTCTGCTACCTCCAATGTAACAGTATCTGCCCAAGAAATCCTCTTTGCCCAGTCTTCAATTGATGCTGGCACTGTTGTTGTAACTGTAGGGCTTGAAATTCAAGAAGCGCTTATTTCTGCTTCTGGCGAAGCAAACGTTGCAGTGTCTGCTTACAAACTCGCCTACAGCCAGTCTCAAGTTGACGGTGAACTTACAACTTCTGGTACATCTTATAAGTTAGCTTACTCTAACGCCACTCCTTCTGGAGAACTGGTTGCTACACCAACTGCTTATAAGTTTGCCTATTCTCAAGCCGCTCTTGACGGTCAAGTTGATACAACAACTAGCGCAATTGAGATCCTTTATGGCAACGTTTCTGTTAGTGGTCTTGCTATCACTGTCACTGTTGGTAAAGAGATTCTTTACATCAACCCACAGCCGACAGGTGCTGCAACCGTACTATCAGTTAGCGCTATAAGGTTTAGTGACAATATTGTTGAAGACACAGAGCAAATACGCCCTCTTCTTGTGATTGATGGCAAACCTCTTAGCGAACACAATAGAACCTCTACTGTTTCTGTAGTTCAATCTTTTTCTGAGAATAAGAACTGGAAGGTCACTAGATCTAGGTATTACAGGACTGGTTCTCCACGAAAGTCTTTCTCAATAAACTGGTCATATCTTCCGAGCGATAGAACACAAACTGTGGATTTAAAGTTCGGAAGAGACAAGATCAGAGAAATTGCAAGCGACCCAGACATCCATGTTCTAAAGTTTTTAAATATGGACTCAGACGGAACAAACCCCTATACCGAAACAGAGTATAATGTTATAGTCAGATCGTATAGTGAAAGTTTGATTCGAAGAGATATTGATACAGACTTGTATTTGTGGGATTGCAGTTTAGAGTTGGAGGAGGTGTAAATGATTACAAAAGATATCTATAATAACAATTTAAGTTCAACATTTACATCAAAGACAGCATCTGCATCACAAAGATTAAAGCCTAAGGTGGTAATAGACTGGATGGACAGTCGTCATTTAACCAACCTTACCGCCTCTACAACTGACGCTCACTCAAGCACCGCTGAAGGTGATTTAGGATACTTCTTCAGCCCAAAGCAGGCTGTCAATGGTATTGAAAGACAGTCTTTTACTTGGGGTGTTGCGGGTGCTAAAGACACTACAGGAAATGTTATTAGAGCAGATGGCAATTGGTTTGCTATGCCACCTGATAATTCTGACAATTATGAGTTTGGATGGTGGTCAGGTTCGACATCTACTTCAAACACTCATCCGACTTATTCGGGGTACGAGTTTTCTTCCAATCCCACAGTTTCGTTTGAGTTTGATTCTAGAAAAAGCAATGTGATTAGAGTTGTTACTTCTGAGTATTACGGTCAAATTGATACGTATAGGGTTACAGTAAAAAGTAATGATGCTGGAGCATCTGACCCCTTGTTTACTGAAATAGGAACTATTGCTGACGGCTCTTATTATAGGGATCATATTATTGCATCTCAAGATTCAACTCAAACTATTTACAAGGTTGACATTGAAGTCTTAACTACAAAAAACCCTGCTGACTATGCTCGTATTCAAGAAGTAAACATATTATTTAAATACGATGTTTCTGATTATGTAATAGATTACTCTTCTTCTAAGATAAGAGATTTACATGAAACCAGCTTGCCTATTGGTGGTTCATCTTCTGGTGGAATCAATTTAACTTTTGACAATGCCGAAAAAAAATTTAATATTTACGGATCATCAAGCCTATTTGGTCCGCTTATGAAAAAAGACTTAAAAGTGTATGCCACAACTGGGTGGCAGATTGTTAAATCGGATTATGATTACATTGATAAAGTTTTAAGGTCTTCTGTTTCTAATTCGGACACTTCTATATCTGTTGATAATACTGACGACTTACCTAACGGTGGGACTGGTAATTATTTTGTAATGATATTGGAGCCAGAAACCTCTAATCAAGAATATATTTTATGCTCTGGGACAACCGGAACATACACTATCAATGTTGTTCAAAGAGGATTTAATAACACAGTAGCAAGAACCCATGCGGTTGACTCGGTTGCGCGGTTTGAAACCTATGAATACCCAGCCTTTATGGAGGCATATATTGACGAGTGGTCTTCATCAAGTCAAAATATGACTGTTGCTGCTAATGCAATTGATTGGACAAAGTTTATGTCAGAAAAGGTGGTTTCTAAAGGTTTCTTTCTAGATAAATCAACAGTATCTGATGCTTGCGAAAGTTTATTAATGATGTCAAATTTCCCGAAAGCCGATATTGATGCTTTGAATAGATTTGACATTTCTGCTCACAAGAATCAGTCAATTCTTCATTTTGACTTTAATGAAGAAACAAGAGATAGGTCTAATAATACAATAACTGTTTCGGACGGCCTGAGGTCTAGATTCTTTGCTATGCCCAGCGATGCCTTAAATAAAGTCAAAGATATTAAGGCTGACGCTATTGATAGAAAATTGACTCAACTTGAAAAAGCTCTTGGTGAGACTGTAACAATATCACCAGATTTTGTAGACAATTCCTCTGACATATCTAGCAACTCATCCCTGGCAATTGATTTGCAGAATTTTACTTTTACAGACAATGGTGGAGAAACAGTGTCTACTTACTACAACGGTGTGTTTGATGGGTTTTATATCCCAATTGAAACCGGTGATCAATATATTTCTATTGATGTTTCTCATGGAGGTGTCCGAGTCTATTTAGATGATACTTTAATTTTAAATGAATGGAGAAACCATGTTACAAATCCCTCTACGCCAGAAACTGTACAGTCTAATTTAATCAACTTAACTGCTGGCAGAGCCTACAAGATAAGAATAGAGATATTTCACACGAAGTCGTTTGTATCAGGTGAAAACTTTTCTTTGTCTTTAAACTATCAAATGTTTGGCGGCTCTGTATCTCCTGTGCTCGCATCGGATTGCAAAACAGTTGCTGTTCTTGATAAAGTCGGTTCCAGGGATGCTGGGTACACCGAGTTGACTGGTGGCAACGCAACGCCAGATAGAAATAAGCAATCAAACTATGCTTTGTATCTTGGTGGCGGTGATATTGGTCTTGATGGTGGCCTTGTGTCTATGTCAGAAAATTACGCATGTCTTGTTGGTGGTACAAAGTATATAAGATTGCCTTACGATATCTTTTGGGATTTAAC